AGAGTGCATGGATTAATTAACTTACAATCTGGTTGTCCGATGTCCGCTAAGACTTCATCAATCTCCGATATCAGAATTGTTTGATTCGTTAAGAGTAGCACTTGAATCGGATTCGGTTGCTCCTCCACTTCCTGATCCGCTGGTTCCACCATCTCGTCTGTCGCTAGATTCGTCTGAATCATTCCTAGATCGTCTTCCATTTAATCTTTCCTCATAAGATGTTTTGATTGTATCTATCGGATCTGTAATGCATACGATCCAATCTTTATTTACTATTATATCAGTATCCTTAGATAAAGACATCCACCTGTAATATACTGCTTCATGTTTTGGAGATCCCTTTCCTTCCATCAAAACCTGTGCAGTTTTAATTTTAATAGTGTAAGGATTCTTAAAAACATAAGAAAGTAAGTCATCGCTATCGTCACGTAATTCTTTGACATCAGCAATAACTTCTTCTCCTGATTTTAGTAAAACTAATTGTACACTCATAATTGTGTTTATCTACTTTTATATTATACCACAATCTCACCAATTGTCCAACAGTTGTTACCAATTGACTTTAATGTAGCATCTTCATCCTCATCAGCAACTATTACACAGAAACCGATACCAAGATTAAATACTCTTTTCATTTCCTCTGGTGGTATTTCACCTGCCATCATTATCTCATGAAAAACCTTTGGCATGGGCCAGGAATCATAATTAACATTTGGTTTCAATCCATCAGGAATACATCTTGGTAAATTTTCTACAAGACCACCACCAGTGATATGTGCCATTCCTAGTATAGGAACTTCTTTCTTTAAGAATCTAATCAGTGGTGCATAGATACGAGTTGGTGCCATCAATCCATGTGGATCCATTAAAAAATCTAATGATCCTTTAGATCCTCCCCAAACTAGTTTATTTACTAAACTGAATCCATTACTATGAACTCCACTACTTGCGATACCAATTATCTTATCACCTTCTTTAATTTTACTACCATCAATAATTTCATCTTCTTCAACAATACCAGTACAAAAACCTGCTAAATCATACTCTGATTCTTCATACATTGATGGCATCTCTGCTGTTTCACCTCCGAGCAAAGAACAACCAGAAATCGCACAACCATTTGCCACACCATCTACTATCTCACCTAATACTTTTTGATCAATCTTACCTGTCGCAATGTAGTCTAAAAAGTATAATGGTTCTGCACCGCAAGTGATTACATCGTTTACACACATGGCAACTAGGTCTACCCCTACGTTGTGATGCATCTTCCATGTTTGTGCGAGTTTTAATTTAGTTCCAACCCCATCTGTTCCAGAAACCAATACAGGTTTTTTGTATCCTTCTGGTATCTTAGTCATACCATTAAAACCACCAAATCCACCCATGACTTCTTGTCTATGAGTGGACTTGATAGTTTTTTTGATACTCTCTACAAAAGAGTTTCCTGCTTCAATATCTACACCTGATGATTTGTAATCCATTATATAAGTCTAAAGAATTCTATTATATCATAGATATTCTTTTCTTGCATGATGTTCTGGAACAATCTTACCTAATGTAATTGTAAGTAGACCATCTGCAAAAGTTACATCTTTTATTTCGATATCATCAGAAAGAGACCATTCTCTTTTAAATGATCTTGATGCAAGACCTCTGTGGAAGTATGTTTCTTCATCTTTCTTTTCCTTAGTTCCCTCTACGAATATCTTACCATATTCTGTGTAAACTTTAACTTCTTTCTTTTTAAATCCTGCGAGTGCAATCTCTAGTCTGGATTCAACGTTGTTTACATGAACGATGTTGTATGGTGGATAATTAGCATTTGTGTTTGTATTCCAAAAACTTTCAAAATAATCATCCCATCCTATGCTGTTCTTATGGATCTTCTCCATGAGTTCTGGAAGATCAGCAGCAGTGTATCTTTGAATGTTAGTCATAGTTCTCCTTAATAAGCGAGTGTGAATTGTAGACCCTTTCGGCATCCACTACTAATTATATCATTTAAAGAATTCACCAGATTCGGAGAACTCTACTAATCTGGTTCGGGTGTCTTCCCAACCTGTAACATAGTGCGTAGAACCGTCCATTTCTTTTAGTGCTTCCGCTAATGGATAGTCATTACCATTCTCATCCATGCGATCCCCAAAGAAATGAATCTCATCTTTTGGATCAAAATCTCTAAGTATTTGTCCTTTATCACATCCCCTCAATGATATATCAACACCAGTCTCACCACCAACAAAAGCATACAAATCTGGAAATGCTTTATTAAATCTTTTTGCTATCTCAATTCTTTCGTGATTATCTCTATCCCATTCTTTATATACTTCTCTCTCTGTCCAGTTTGCTCCTCTACCTAAGATACTGAAATTAACACAACCAGGTCTGTCCTCAATATGTGTTCCTGTTCTAACTGAAAACAAACTTTGCTTCAGTTCTTTCAGTAAAAATTCTTTTGCATCGTCAGGTAACTTCCAAGGGTTACGATATACATTTTTATCTTTTTCATAGACATCATTACCAGCACAATTATAAACTCTCTGTGCTCGATAATAAACATCCAATCCAATCTGATCGATGGTTTTTTCTCGATTACTTCCTGTGACTAAGTAAACATCATGTTTACAACAGAACTTAATCATGAATGCTTCAAAACTTGGATCAATCTGTTTCCGACTAGGAGTCAGAGTTCCGTCAATATCAAAAATAAATTTTTTCACTTTATGCAGGTTCTTCTACTTTTTTCTTTTTACCAATGTTGTACTTAGTTTCTAATACCCAATCACCCTTCTCTTTGTATGCAAGAACTTTGATTTGATTTAAAGGTGCAATGTCAGTTACCTTTTCTAGATTAATGACAGTTACTAATCCCCAATCGCATAAGAGTTGAATGATACGATTACGACGTTGAACGTCATTCTGAGTTAGATTAGCACGTTTACCATCTAATGCAAATAATTCTTTAAAATGCACGATGTAGTATCTACCTTGTTTATGAAGGATGTGACAGGATTGATATATCTTTTTCTCTTTTCGGGATGCTACCCCAATTCTTGTGAGAGTCTCTCTTACTTTTAAAAAGTCATCTGGTTCATTCAGACTGACTTCAATCATCTGATCAGCAGACCAATTGACTTCAGGCTCGGTAATCATTTTGCTCCTCCAGTTTCAAATTTCGATTTTATAAAATTAAGTTGTTCTTTGGTTAGGATTCGTAGAGCTTGCTTTGCTTTTTCATTACTATAACCATAATAACGTTTCACAGAATCAAGATCTTTAATCTCATCTTTGCGGAGCCAAGGAGAGAACCTCTTTCGCTTCCTCACACTATTTAGATAAAACGAATACTGCATATCACTATCCAGTTGTGGCCTAAGATTCATCTCATTTGCAAACATAATCGTATCTAAATGACCAGACATACACCTGTTCACAATGTATGAAGGATACTTTGCTGTAGGGTCTTCTTCATAGATATTCTTTTTGTTTTGGTTGATTGAGTTCAACCAATCTTTCAATTCAGTCATTTTGGTAATCTGCGATTAAAGTTCCAATTTTCAAATTTAACAAGGAGTTTAAATAACCCAACTAATGTTCGTTTGACAAACTCTTCAAAAAATATAATCGGTATGAATACAATTTCAAAAGTAGTTATCTTATGATTTGTATGTCGTCCTGTTCTGTCCATAGTTCAACCTCTTTTCTAAATCTGTTCTCTCTCTTTAGTTTTTCGTACCTCTTTGTTGCTTTCTTCCTCCACCATGAAATGATATTGTCGAGTTCAAATTTAGCATAGTTTTGTCCAGGTGTCAATTTGTCTTGTTCTCCTAATATTACTTCTCTTACATTTGAGAAACCATAATCAGAAATATAAAATCTCTTCTGCTGTGTAATTGAAAATGCATCTTTGATAACTTCATTAAATCTGGTCAACTTAGTTTGATCTTCAAGATTATTACGAATGATAGATATCATCTTAGTTTGTCTTTTCATCTTCTTTGAAGATGCTTTGTTATCAGTTAGAGGTGTGTTATCATTTAGCATAGTAAAATGATCATGTAACTTATGAAACTGCTTATCATGCATCAGAGGTATGAATTTGCTCTCTGTGAGTCCTTTATATCTCATAAAGGGTTTTAGTCCATCATACTGTGAAGCAGACGTTGCAGACCCGTACAGAGACGTAGTTTCAAACAATCCGATATCTTTCTCAAAGTTTTCATTCAACTGTTCTCTTGCATAGTGTGATATACACATCAGAGCAAGTAACTTACCTCCAAGATAATTATATCCAAATGGTTGTGATGGAAC